GTTGATAGCCTTGTCAAAGCTTTCGCCAAGGTCTTCAAGTATCTTGCGAGTTGCCGCGACTGACTGCTTGTCTAAATGCACGTTCAGCATTGCTCACAGCCTTGATTCGTAGGGGTTGTTTTCGCTAACTCTATATCGCACTCGAAGCGGTAGCAGTGCAGCGGCAAAGCCTGTGTCTGTCGATATCCGCTCAAAACTTCCAAACTCTGAATCGATTGCTTTGCCGTCCCAGTGATACCAGCCTGAATCCTGCGTCAATGCTGCCTGAACGTCTGCAGCCAATATGCTCATCAACTTGTCTAGCGGCTCTGTGTCATGCTCACTCTGCATGACATGGAGTCGCAAGTGCAAAATCATCTCGTAGCCAATTGCTGGCGGATTACCCGGACAATCGATTTCCGGTAGTCGCTCCAACGCATGACGAACAATTACCACCTGATCGTTTTTTGGCGTCCACTCGTCAACCTGATTGGTTTGCCGAATTATCTCAAGGTCCGTCAATTCATCTTCCAACAGCGTCACAACGTCGTCAGTTATCGCTTCGTCGACCGGCACATCTAGCGGCATTCCAGCACCAACATTCCGTGGTCTTGAGTGACAAGCCTAACAATTGACCGCTTGGTAGCGTCCATTCCGTCACGCGCAGCAAACTCGATCTGGTCGCCACCCGTATCTAATTCCGTCGAGCTAATACCTAACGTGGCACTGTTAGCAACGTGAACTTCAAAGACCGGCAGAACCGTAGCCCCGCCATCCTCTGCCACGGTTGCCATTGTTTCTCGCATCACTACAGCATTGATCGTCCGATCTGGCCGCGTATCGCCCTGCTGAAACAGTCGTGGACAATACGTTACCTCTTCGGCAAAAGCCGCTGTGTCTAAAAAGACAGCAGCGGCGTCGTCTGCTATAGCGTCACGAAGCGACATGGTTAAGCTCGGCGTGTAGTTACCTTGACGTAATCAACGATTACTGAATCAACGTTACCGTTGGCCGTCTTTTGCAACTGGATGATTGGCTGTAGTCCAGAGCTATAGCCTGACATGTCGAACGTCTGCGAAGGAGCGACCCGCTGTCCGTCAATGTAAAACTTGACGTTGGACTTGCCGCCAGTGAAGTCGATCACAAAACGCTTAAACGTGGTTCCAAGAGCTACGCCGGTTGAAACATCGCTCACATCTCGCACACCATCGTCAGTTTCTACATCTAAGATGGTTGTGCTTCTGGCACCTTCCATCCGAAACCATGCGTGAGCAGCAACACTGTCAGGCGTATCGTCGCGGGCTGAGCCGACTCCGAACACAAGGATAGAACCGCTGGTAAAGGTTGCAGCACCGATCCGCACTCGCATCTCAACGGTCTGGATGTCGTCGATGTCGAAATCCAACGCGTCGCCAAAGTGGTTGCAAATGTTGACGATGGCACTGTCGTTGTTTAGCGTCATGGTGCAAACACTCGTACCCTTGGTGTAGGTCGGAGTACCAGTTACTGAGGTGTCGTCTACCAGCCACGGAGTAGCTGGATCGGCTGAAGTTGGAAGCGTTGCTACCGTTCCATTGAAGTCGTCGTAAAATACTTGGAAATCTTGAATGCTTAACATTTTATTTTTGTCTCACTATTTGAAGGTTGATTTGTAGGTTGTTTACTCTCGGTCGGTCGCCAGCGGGTGAGGGTGAGAGCAAGCCCCCACCCGCTGTCATCACGGAGGATTCAACTAGGCAGAGTTGCGGAACAACCCACGCCAATCGATTGCCTTGACTCCGAACGTCTGTCGAACCTTGTTCTTGTAAACGTCCTTATCAAAGTCCCATTCGCTTTCGATGACCGGCGATTCTTCACCTTGCAAGAAGGTGAGTTCCACGGTATCGATCTGTCCTGGGTCAGCGGCTAGATACCAAACTGTGGTGCTGGAAGCATCAAGTTGTGGTTCGCCGATCACGGTCAGGCTACGAGGTCCGCCAGGGCCGTAGATGTTGCGGACGCCTTCGTTGTTGTTGGCTGCGTTGTAGCTGGTCGAGTTGACTAGCTCCAATGCAGTGGCTTCGTAAGACACTGGCACAATCAGGTATCGCGGCGCGATGTTCAGAATCGCTGAACTGTTTAAGCCGGTCTGCCGACGCATTGCGGTAAACCCAGTGTTAAGCGTGCCGACTGCTGGAGCACCCGCGCCGCCGCTGGTGTTACTTCCAGATGCGTGAGAACCGAACAAGGCCACACCATCACCCATAGTCGGGTTGCTGGTTAGCACTTCGTACACTTTTTGATTCTGTGTACGTCGAGCGGCGTTGCCGTGCATCTGTGGAACGCGACTGATTGCGTCTAGGTCGTCATTGACAACCGTTTCCCACGTGATGGTAAAGATGCGTCCGAACTTCTCGACCTTGTAAGTCTCCTTACTGTCGACCATCGCACCTTCTTTGTAGTCGGTGTTTTCTGGAACCATTTCCAGATTAGGCGATTCACCAAACCGAATGCGGTTGATGTTTTTGAAGTCGGCAACACTGGACCCCTGACGCGCCCAAAGATTCCAAGTATATGGAGCTTCTTCATAGCCAGCCAAAAGCGTCTTGTTGGCGGCGTCCAACAGTAAATTTGCAAAGCTACCAGTTGTGTGGTAAGCGTCGCGAATAATGTTGTTTGCCTGCAACCGATCAATTGTCGGTCGGTGATTAAACGCCACCATCGTCATTTCTTGCGGTGACATGCGGCGAGTATCAACGTCAGCAGCTTGCAATGATCGCTCGACCATTCGCAGCATCGACATGCGTTCAAAATCCTGGTAGCCAGCTACCTTGTCAGCGTCGGCGATTTGAGTATTGCGTGACCCGCTGCCCTGCAATGCTCGACTAATCAAACCCGCTCGCATTGCCTTGCGCAATTCTTCGCGGCCTTCGCGAACCACTGATGGTCCGCTTCCCAGTGGTTGCGTCGTAGTCATTCTTTCCAAAACCTTCTGACGTGCGATGTCCAAAGTAACACCGGAGTCGCAAAGCTCGTCAGCGAACGCACGTCCTATCTTCACTGACTCGACAATTGCTCGGATTTCCTTTTGTCGCTGTAGTTCAGCTTTTGCCGAACGCTTGACAGCCTTTTCGATTTCTTCTTTCATGTCCTTTTCGCCTTCCATGCTTTCGATTTTTTCCGCCTCTGGTTCTTCGGCGTCCGATTCTTCTGCGACAACTGGCGGTTCCTCTGCCGATTGGATTGGTTCTTCAGCAGCAACGCTGGGCGTTAGTGCCGACATAAGACCAGCCGCCCAGGCTAGTGCTTGTTCCGCATCGTCGATCTGTTCGGGCATTCCCTTGGCTACGAGTGCGGCTTTGATTCCTTCTGACAACATGCGTTTAGTCTCCTTATGAGAGTTCGAGTAACTACGCAGCAGCTCGCGTACGGTTGAAGTTTCATCTGCACCGGCTGCTACTAGCGATGCGTCTGTGGGTGTCCATTCAGTGACGATCACCGCTGGCCCTGTTATTTCCTGAGTGCCGTGAACCACTGATTCACCGCGACGAATTGCCCGCTGTGCCGTTGGCGTTGCGGTTATCGAAAAGTCTGTTAGGTGTCCGTCTAGTAGCTTTTCGTAAGCCACTTGCGAATCGGTATCGCGTGCGAATGTCGCATCGCCGACTAGCTTGTCGTTTTCTGTTCTGATATTGCGAACGCTTCCCAGCACGTTACGAACAGTCGATCGATCATGGGAATCGACTATCGGTAACTGCTGGCGATTGGTGCGGAATCGAACGCCGTCCATCGATAGGATTTCGCGGTAGTATTCGCCTGCGTTGTCGTCCCATCGCTCAACAGGATTCTCCGAAGCGATGACGACCGGAACCGACTTTGTTTCAGCGTTGGCTTGCTCGCGTCGAACTTCCACCATGCGCATGACCATTTGGCTTGCTGGTGGCTCGTTGTGCTTAAATGACTTTAGTTTCTTAGTTGTCGCCATCAGTAGCCTCCACGCTTTCTAGCTTGCCGCTACCGTCCATCGCATCAACTATCAGTGCGTCAATTGACTCTTGAGCCATACCGACGCTACCGAGGAATACTCGAGCTTTCGCTTCGGTAATCTTGCCTTCAGCTAGTTCAGCCAACACAGACTCGATAGCCTTGCGGTTGCGTTTGAATTGCAGGGTTGATACTGCGGCAAGCTCGCCAGTTGCATGCGTACTTGCACTTACTGCCTGCTCGCCTTGTGGTTGCTGCGGCTGGTTCGGATTCCAGTTGATTGCCGACAATCCGAGCTTCGCTAGCAGTGCGTTTTCCTTGGCTCGCTGGTAGAAAACATGCCGCCAGTTCAAGCCCTTAGCACCAAGCTCATCTGCGTAGGTCGCTTGGTAAGCGGCGATGGCATTCTGGCTTGATGATTGCTCTGTTGATGGATCGACCCACTCCCAAGTGGGCGGCATGAACTCGCAAGGAGCATAGCGATCGAAGTCCTCGGATAGCTGGTGCATTGATGGAAAGCCGACCTTGCCAATCAACGCTGCCGCTTCGTTAAACTTACGCCACACAGGGGAACATAGATGGTTGATTAGGTAGGACTGCCAGCAGCGGAATCGTCGGCGGTCTTCCAGTTGACTAGCTCGGTTGCTGCTGTAGTTGGTCTGCGAAAAGTCGCGTGCAACAATCTCATAAGAAAGACCAGTGCCAACTGCGATACCGCGCAGCATTAACGCTATCCAAGGTTCCGCGTTGCTGTTCGGTCGCGATGGATTGACGGTCTCTACAGACTCACCTGGACGCAGATAAAACACGGCTCCCGGCTCTAGGTAGCTGTACTGGTTTCCGTTAGTGTCCGAGGCGTCTCCGTTGTTTGGCCCCATCAACGATGGAAGCGGTGTTTCTGTCTTAATCATCGCCGTAGCACAGGACGCGACCGCTCCGGCTTGCATCTCGTTGTCTAGGTAGATACCTAAATCCCGCATCCAAGACACAGCAGGAGCAAACCACGTAACGCCGCGAGTCTGTCCAACGCGATCACGACGGAACAAGTGCAGGATGTTTTCCGCCGGTATGCGAACTGGCTCGCGACTAAAGCTGTGATAGTCCAACGGGTGAGCAGGGTAAATCCAGTAAGCACATGGCTTGCCAAATTCGTCAAGCTCAACGCCACGCACAACCCGCCGACCTTCTGAGCGTGAGTATTGGTAGGTGTCTCGATCAGTGGCTAGACGATCCGATTCAATCAGTTCAAGTGCCAGCGGTACTGGTCGACGGATTCCGTTATGAATCAGCGGAACCGTTACCATGTGAATTAGGATTTCACCAGCTTCGGCCATTTCGCGTTGACACATGGCCTGCACTTCCGACCAGCACATCTGGCCGGTAAGCTCGCAGACCTTAGCCCAATCGCTCCAGGTCTTATCGCGGATCTCGTTTGTCAGTTCTACGTCTTCGCCGTCTTGCGTCTCCAGTAGCGATTGCGTCCTGATACCTTGCCCGACGACTGACGAAACGATAGTGTCAACCACACCCCAAGCGTAGGCGTTGTCGCGAACTAGAGTCCTAGCCCATGCTCGCAGCTTGTCGGCTCCGGCTGGCCCAA